CGCTCTTCTCCCCCTTGTTTACCCCTTCGAGATATCGAGCGTTCTCAAACGTCATTGAGAAGCTCTTGATTACCCTTGATGACTTCTTAGGAGATCCAAACTGATTTCTATACGTCTTCATTAATACCATTCCTCCATCTTTGCCTTGTATTCCAATAAATCCCCACGGTCAATCAAGACCTCAACGGCGCGCTCCAAGGCGCACATACGGCGTTCAATCACTTTCAGCTTCAGTTTCAACACTTTTACTTCCTCCATAACACTACGGAAACAGTGTTTTTACTTAATATTAACCTAGGAAAGCATGCAAAATTTCTACGGATGAGTAGTAAAGGATACTAATCAGCGGTAGAGTGGCCACTGGAGCAGGAGGGGCCTTCCCCCCCGCTGACATAAGAAGATTGCTCTGGGAAGTATTATGGTGTAGGTTAGACCCCAAGGGTTTATGGCTAAATCAGACAGCTTCTTTATCAGAGCGGAACTACAAACAGGTGATAGCGGATTATTCGTCGATACAACGATCCCGTTGGGGTCGTACGTCGATGCACTAGGGCAGGCAGTCCTCAGAGTACACGGCGTAGAGTACGAGTGGATTGCCAGCGATGGCACCGCTCCCGAGATGGATGGCAACACCGCTGGGTTCGCAACTTTCCAGATCACCACACAGAAGCAAGCTGCAATGGTGAACCTGTTCAACAAGTCTGTTGTCGCTAAGGGTCAACTATGGGCAAGAAACTCTGACAGTGCAACTAACCCACCAGCGCAATCTTACAACGACTCACACTCACCACAAGATTTCAGCAACGGTTACCTGGTAGCCGTCGAGACTCTGTACCTCGGTGGAATCGGATCTACAGAATGGAAAGCCGGCTCAAATCTAACCTGCGCGGTTGTAATGGAATGCACAATTGAGAAGATGTCGCAATCTGCGGCAATGGCACTCAGCCTATCGCAACAGTGATCGCATGGCGGTATTCGTTCCCCCAGGGTTCTGGCAGTTCATCATGAGCCTCAACGATGAGGACTCCAAGCAGATGGAGGAAATCGTTGCGGCTACCAGAGTCATCCAGCAGGCAACTCCTGGTTCCCCTGGTCTAATGCGTATGGACCCTGTCCTGAATTCTACTCCCTCTGCACCAGCAAAGAAGAAACGCAGGGTTTCCAAGTATCAAAGGGAGTTTGGAAGGCAATTGAAGAAGCTCAAGGCCAAACACCCTAGAACTCCCGTAACCAGACTCATGAAGAGAGCGCATGCTGCAACCAAGCGCATTATGAGAAAGAGGTGATATTATGGCAAGAACAAGAACTCTAAGAGGCAAACTAGCAGTGACGGCGAACAGTGTAGGATCATCAGAGCTAGTCTTCTCGTATGAATCGCCTGATAGAACCAGGGGCTGGATTGTCGATGGGGCATTCGCTTGGATCGCCAATCCTCTAGAACCAGGTCTTGGAGCATCAGCTCAAGCGAACCTAATGGGATGCCTCACCACTGATCTTGATTACTCACCTAGGGCTAATGCCATGATAGACCCCTCAGACAACAGAGGCATAGGATGGTTGCAGAGGCAATACAACTCAAGGAACTATGCGTCAGGTGAAGATTACGTCACTCCTAACGCCGGAGATTTAACAACATGTAAATTCCTGCTTGACCAGGATCGAATTGTTACCAACGACCTCAAGATACTTCTGGCTTTCAATAACGAAGACGCATCTCTGAATTATGAAGTCGGTTGGATGGTCGTCCTAAGGGAAGTCTCGATTACTCCGAGTCAGTCTTTGATGCAACAACTGAAAGGGATAGGTCAGGATATAACCAATTGAGATTGATTTTTTACCCTTCGAACTAGGGGGTGGAGACTCATTCTTAATCAAAACCTCATGATAGGCTTCCCTCCAAAACGTGATTTGGTCCTGAAGGTCCTCATATCGTCCTGAGCCTGATCTGTACAGAGCCAGAGCCCTGTTGACGACGTCGCTCTTCTCCCCCTTGTTTACCCCTTCGAGATATCGAGCGTTCTCAAACGTCATTGAGAAGCTCTTGATTACCCTTGATGACTTCTTAGGAGATCCAAACTGATTTCTATACGTCTTCATTA